TAACCTAAGCTGCCTAATCCTACTAAACTACTACGAAGTGTAGAGCTACTAACATACCCATAGTTTCCAAGACCTTGAATTGTTGAACTAAGACTTGCTGTACTTATGTAACCAAAAGTACCTAACCCTGTTACTGTACTTCCTAAGAAAGCACTGCTAATGTATCCTAGACTTCCTAAACCATCAATTGTACTATAGAATGATTGGCTTGAAATATAACCAGCTGTTCCAAGTCCAGTTACTGTGCTTGTAAGATTTGGTGTACTTAATGAACCCGGTAGAACACCAGTTGAAATATTAGACATGTAAGTAGTCAGCATATTAATAGTGGAAGGTAGATACCCAATATTTTGACCATAAGAACTTAGATTATATAATGAGTTTTGCCAACTTATATTTCCAATTCCATCGGTCGATAATATATAATTTGTACTAATTGGAAAGTTTGTTATTGGATCGACTGCTAATAAACTTCTAAATAATTGATCCATATTCCGTCTAATTATGAAAAAGATTCAATACTCTTAATAAGTAGCGAGCCATGACAGGAAATGGAGGACTTTTACAACTTGTAGCAATGGGAAAACAAGACATATTCTTAACCGGAAATCCACAGATTACATGGTTTAAAATGGTATATAGACGTTATACAAATTTTGCCATTGAATCTCAAGCAATGTTTTTTGATGGTGACCCTGATTTTGGAAAACGATTATCATGTTTAGTACCACGACGTGGTGATTTACTTGGACCACTTGTATTAGAAGTAACCTTACCAGCATTGACATTAACAGATGGTACACCAGTATCTTATGTAAATTCAATTGGTCATGCACTAATTGATGAGATTAGTATTGAGATTGGTGAACAAGAAATTGATACACAAACTGGTGAATGGATGGAAATATGGTCTAATATGACGACATCATCTATGCAAAGACAAGGGTTTAATGATATGATTGGTAAAGTGGATGATTATATAGAACCACAAAATTTTGGACCATTAAAACTATATATTCCGCTACGATTCTGGTTTTGTAAAAATCCTGGCCAGTATCTACCACTCCTTGCCTTACAATATCATCCAATTCGAATTAATCTAAAACTCAAACCATTACAAGATCTATTTTTTTCACCATCATTTGCAAATTCTGGATTATGTAATACATTAGCCGTAAACCCTGTTAAAATTACAGATTTACGATTATTTGGTGATTATGTATATTTAGATGTTGAAGAACGTCGCCGTTTTGTAAGTAATACTCATGAATATTTAATTGAACAAATTCAATATACTCCTCAAATCGCAATCCCTGTTGGTGCCACTTCTTCTACGGTACGTCTTGAATTCAACCATCCTATACGAGAACTATTATGGTTTGTACAACGCTCACAAATGATTGCTTATCATGAGTATTTTAATTATTCAAGCACAAGCATATTAGAAACAGGGCAGCGAAGAGATTTGATTGATAGTGCTGTTATACAGCTAGATGGATATGACCGATTTGAAAGAAGAGATGCTGGATATTTTAGATTAGTACAGCCATTTTATCATCATACAGTTGTTCCAAATAACTTATTTATATATAATTATTGTTTTGCTTTACGACCCGAAGAGTTACAGCCATCTGGTTCATTAAATGCTAGTCGCATTGATAGCTTTATTTTACAAATGAATATTGCTCCCGATTCAAGAAACAGTACATGTACTATTTCTTCATCTACACCTACTAATATAAATTTACAACCACCACCTCGTGGCAATGCTATAACTCGTGTTTACGCAACAAATCATAATGTATTACGAATTATTAACGGTTTTGGAGGATTACTATTTACTATTTAAAAGATGTTTAAAATAGGGTATGTCATCTATTATTCCAACCATAAAACCAAAAATATTTATACCAATTTGGCTTTATAAATGGTTAGCATTAATGCCATTTATTGGATTTTTTGGATTTGACCATTGGGCATTAGATTCCAAATTTACTGGAATATCCAAACTTTTTGTAAATATATTCACATTTGGTTCATGGTATGCGTATGATATAGTTCAAGCATGGAATGGTATTCGTGCTGATAAAAATACAATACAATCACATGGATTGGATATTCCTTTCTTTGAAGGATTTAGTATTGGAAAAGGTAAATTTGATGCCGAGCCAATGGCAAATATGAGCAACAATAGTCAAATGTGGTTACTTATAATGTTTATAGGATTATTTGCATTTATTTATTATATATTAACATTTTTTCTTACATCAAGTTCTGGCTTTATTGTATCATCATTAGCTTCTATAACATTTTATGGTATTTTTGCTTTAGCTGCTTATACTATATTCTTTTATATAATGAATCGAACAGGGAAAGGTACATCATTCACTACCCCTAAAACAACAACTGAAGCAAAAGCAAGTCTATATGATAAGTATGGATTTGCGAATCCATTAACTACAAATAAGCCTTCATCAAAAGTTTCAAGAACATTAAGCAGTGTCGCACCCAGACTAAGTTTACCAAAAATGAGCGGCGGCGGCAATAGATTTTCTGATTTAGTTGAAACACTTAAAACAATGGAACCAAAACCTTTAAATTATGACCATATATATTTTATGAGCTTATTACTTGTATTACCAATCAGTGGATTTATTGCGTATGGTTTAACCAAAAACAAAACACGTGTTGAAAAAGATGAAGTATCTTGATTCTCAAGAAGAACTTGAAGGTTTAATAGGACGCGGTGAGTATGAAGGCCCACTTCCTGACTTAACTATTATTTGGTTTAGTGCTGAATGGTGTGGTCCTTGTAAACGAATCCCAATACAAGAATTAATGGATGAGTTTCCAGCCAATTGGTTAAAATGCGATGTAGATCGAAATAATTATACACCCGGATATTGTAACATTCGAACAATTCCTAGTTTTATGATTATTTATAAAAAAACAATTCTTGGGACAAAGGCATGCTCAAATGTTATTGAATTAAAAGAATGGTTTAGATCTATTCTATCTAAAATCTAGATGATAGATGTACTTATTATAGGAGGAGGTATATCTGGATTTTATTGTGGTTTAGAACTTTTAAAACACAATAAAACTGTTGTATTATGTGAAAAATATAAAAATGTAGGTGGTCGAATTGATACATATAATGAGAATACATATCAATGGGAGTCTGGAGCGGGTCGTATATCAAAAGCACATACGAATGTATTAAAACTTATGAAACATTATAAACAACCAATAGTTCCTATTTCAAAAGATCTAGTTTATAAAAATGTAAATTCTAACTGTACTGAACCAAACTTATTTGAACCAAATATCAAAGCATTTTTTACACCACTCAAACTCTTACCAAAAGAAGTATTAGCAAATTCGTCACTCAAAGAATTATGTATTCAAATACATGGTAAAGAGAAAGCTATTGAATTTCTTGACCGATTCCCGTATCGAGCAGAAGTTGAAATATTAAGAGCAGATTTAGCACTTCAAACATTTGACCATGAAATGGGTAGTCATGAAGGGTATTTTGTAGCAGTGAATGGACTTCATTCACTTATTGAAGCAATGGAAAACGATTTTATTTCCAAAGGTGGTAAGGTCCTAACAAACTATGAACTTATTGATATTAAAAAGAATAGTTGTACATTTTTAACAGGTCCTCGTAAAATGAAGAAACGACCAATTGAAACGCTATACGCACGTAATATAATATGCGCAATGGATTCTGAAAGTTTAAAAAAGATTCCGTATTTTAAAGGATTTAAGACATTACAATACTTACGAATGGAACCATTACTTCGCACATATGCTGTTTATGATACGCAATGGTTTTCTCAATATCCACGAGTTGTAACAAATTCTGAAATACGGTATTTTTTACCAATCAACTATGAAAAAGGAATCGCTATGGTAAGTTATACAGATTCTCGTGATACAGAAAAATTTTATTCTATTCAGAAAAAGTACGGAGAAGAAAGTTTAGGAAATTATATTCAAAAGAAACTTTCTGAAATATTTGGACCCATACCAAAGTATAAGTTTTTTAAAGCACATTATTGGAAACATGGCGCGACATATTGGATTCCTGGCTACTATGATCCAGTTGAAGAATCAAAAAAATCACTAAAACCGTTTGATTCAGATGTATATGTTGTAAATGAATCGTTTAGTTTAAAACAAGCATGGATGGAAGGTTCTTTAGAGCAATGTAAAAAATTATTTGATACCTATAGATTTGTTTAGATGGACCCTCATTTTATTATTGCTTTATTTCACATACTAATTGTTGTACCATTTCTAGGTTATATCTTTGTACAACGCGCTGCTACTCCCGAGTATATATATAATATACTTTTCTTTGTAGGTATTTTTGTACTTGTGTATCATTTTTATAAAGCAGTCTTACGAATTAAATCACAATCTTCAGCATTATGGATTAGTTTAATTCATGTGCTACTATTTGCTCCACTTATGATATATATTGGTTATAAATCTAAAAAAACACCGCGTTATGCGTATGAATTACTAGGATTAACTACATTTTCTGCACTTGGTTACCATTTATATTCATTAGTATTGATGACGCAAGTAATAACTGTTGATGAATAATATCATGTGATTTGGCATAATAATTTTCATTGCCATAGAAAAGCAGATTAATCCCTATAACATTACATTTAATATTTTTAGAATTTAATATACGTGTCATAGTAAATTCATTATGAACTGTATCTTTATCATCTAAATAGTGTTTTAATTCATCACTAAATGTAAACCCATTATTTTTAATAACATGTTTATCAAAAATAAAAAGTATGTCATCAATAATTAGATATTTTTCATCTAAATCGTATCCATACCCATTTATATGTTTGAAGTTACCATCACCGCCTACAGTTATTCCATATTGAATATTTCGTGGTCCAACATATTCTCGTGCTCGCGCATTAACCGCATTTATGACTAAATTATTTAGATTCAATTGCTCTAATAATTTTACTTCTGGACGAACCTTAATAAATATATCATAATCAAAACTACTAGAATATGTTGTTATAAAATCAGATAATTTACTAATCTGTCTTTTTGGATTAACCATCTTATATGAAAATTTTATAATAGTTTCATAATTTTCAAAGTCATCAAAACTCGATATACCGGCATATTCTACAGTGTGTGGTAGTTCTTTCATATAATTATTAAAAATAGTTACTTGCTCTATAAATTGAGGCGACATTTTATGTGAAATAAAAATAACTAATATTTTCATATATACCTAATTACTTTAGAAGTTTAGGTAATTTCTTCAATCATTTTTTGCTTAACACTATCGTTAATACGAATACATCCTAATGCGTGATAATAGAATGCTGTGTTTGAAAGGAATGAACCTTTACATGATGAACATGTATTGTTTTCTTCCATGATGTTATTAATCTCTTCTTTAAAATGTTTTCTCAAACAATGGATACGACGATTTGCCTTTGTTAGTGCTTCAAAATCACAACCTTCACATGGACATTTAAAGGTGTTTGCTTTTTTAACATTCTTATCTTTATGTTTTGAAAGCATATGAAGCTCTAGAGAAGTCTTCTGAATAAAATCTTTCTTACAAATGTGGCATTCATATGGAAGTTTACCTTCATGTTTCTTCATATGGTAATACATTGTATTTTGATTTTGTTTAACTACATTACAAGAAGGGCATACAAAATGTCCTTGCTCATTTTTAATATATTTAGAAGACATCCCCGATACAAAGTTTGGATCAACTTTTTTTTCAATTTTTTTGTAAAACAAAAAAATTATAGGCGTTACTCTCAATTTATTACGTAGCAACAAAATTATAGGCGTTACTCTCATTTTTTTTATTTTTAAAATAGTCATAGGTATGAATAAGCAACCGTGTGATGAAAAACATAAAAAGTATTTTAGTTCTTATAAACCGAATGAAGTATTTTGGGGTATTGGTATTGAAAATGAAACATATTTAGAGATTCTACGAAGTGAATCTGTAAATGGAATGTTTTTTAAAAATCAAAAACCTGAACGTTATAGTGTTAATTATTTTAAAGGATATCGTCAAGGATATTTTAATAAAGCATTAGATTCTTTAATACAAAAAGAAGGTGTTTATGAATTGCCAATATTAATGAACTGTCATGAACTGCTAAAGAATGATTTATCTGGACAACCAATGAATAATTATGATAAAGGAGCAACGCCCAATAAAAAATTTTCTGGAACTACAGTGTTTGAATATATGAAAGGAAAATCTAAATATTTTGATGATGAATATGGATTAAGTTATTGTTTTGATGGGGATACAATTGAGTTTATGACATTAAACTTTTATAAAACAACTGTACAAAAAACAATTCATGAACTATTATACTATAAAAAACAGTTTTTACATAATATAAATAAACTTAATTTACCAATCACAAAAGGTGCTAAATTTCGATATCCACCAGAAAACTATGGATTTGCTCGGTTTACTACAAATATGAATAATTTAGCAATTTTTAATAATGGAACATATCATTTTAATTTTACTTTACCAACAGAACTTGACGAATCAGGTTTAATAAAAGATTATAAAGCTTTTGAAAGGCGTCATGCTATGGCTATACGTGTAATACAAGTTATGGAGCCTTTTTTTATAGCTAAATTTGGTTCATGTGACCCATTATCAAAAAGTGATTTATATAAACGAAGATTTCCAAGTGGTTCTCAACGCGCTGCTGCTTCACGATATATTGGTGTTGGTACATTTGATACAAATAGAATAAAAACTGGTAAACTTTTACAAGAAGATAGAAAAGACTATGAAACAAAATGGTATAAAATGTTATATGATCAAATACATTATGAGAAGTCTGATAAGATAGGATTTGATATTAATTTTAATAAATTTAAAAATCATGGAATTGAATTACGATTTTTTGATTATTTCCCTGAAACACATTTGGAAGAAGTAATGAAATATATTGTATATTTATTAGACCATTCTATTATATTAGAACATTTATCAAGCTGTATTCAAGATATAAACTACAATTCAATTGTATATAAAGCAATATTTGAAGGAAAAGATGCTCTTTTAAATAAAGATGAACTAATATGGTTAAGAACTATTTTAAAGTTACCTATAAAATTTAAAAGTCGTAACATTATTGATATATATGAACAAATTTATACATATTTCAAAACTAAATATAAGAATAATGGTCCTTGTAGTAGTCTTATGTTAGAGAAAGAAACTACTTCTTGCTGCACTTCGTAAAATATTCAGAATATAATTGCTCTAATTTATATAAGTTTTTCGATAATTGTATTCCTCTTTCTTGTGCTTCATATTTTGTTGTAACATTAGTCTTATTTAATAACACAATAGTATCTAAAATATTGTTTCTTTGTTTATCAAACTCTACACAGAATGAATCCATTGTATAATTAAAATGTGTGATTTAAAGTTTCAATTTTAATACAATTTAATGAAACTATTAACACTAGCAATTGGCGAAGATTTTCGTAAAAGTCTTTCTAAAGCATTAGATTCTAAAAAAACTTACTGTGAAAAACATAATTATACATGTATTATTGGTGGAGAAGAATTCTGGGATAGAGAACGCCCGATCCCATGGTCAAAAATTCCATTTTTACTAGATGTTCTTAGTAAGTCCACAGATGGTGAACTTATTTTTATGAGTGACGCAGATGTATATATTACAAATAATGATCTAAGTTTAGAAAATCATGTAGTTCCTCTTCTTCCCGATGACAAAGATTTACTTATGACAATTGATTCATGTGGCCATATTAATGATGGTAATATTCTTATAAGAAATTCTGAATGGAGTCGTGACTTTTGGAAACGTGTATATGAACAAACCGATTTGCTATATCATCCTTGGTGGGAAAATGCCGCTGTGATTAAACTACTTGAACTCAATCAGTCTGATTTAGAAAAAACACAAATTACAAATAAGTGTCGCATATTTAACGCATATATTCAAGGGCTTCCGAATATGCCACTTTGGATGCCTGGCGATTTCTTAGTTCATTTTGCTGGTATTTATGATGTAAACCGTATGAATCATTATATTGAAATGATTGATGCGGGTGAAACTCCTAGAAAACAGATTTTTGAATAGATTTTCTAAGATATAAGTATAGAAATGAACTCGCCTAATAATTCTAGCATGAAAAATATGAATGGTATGAATAATTCTGGTAACTCTACTAATTCAAGCAATAACTCTGGTATGATGGGTGGTAAACGCCGCACACGTAAGAATCGCAACAATGCTACAATGATGGAAGGTGGTGCTAAAGTCACTGTCGGCTCTAAGGCTCAAGTGTGGCACGGCACAGCGAAGCGCACTTCCGGTGGTTTAACCAAGAAAGATCTAATGAAGACAAAGAAGGGTCGTATTGTAAGCCGCAGAAAGCACGCTGCGGGCAAGAAGGCGCTGAAGAATCTAAAGAAGGCGGGCTTTGTTGCCAAGAAAGGTACTTTCAAGCTATTTAAGAAATAAATAGCGTTATGAAAGAATTGAATCAAGCTATTTAAGAA